GCGTTAGGAAAAGTATCGAAGCTGCGGAAGATATCTACAAAGCAGTCTACGCAGAAGAAGACCCGGAGAACCCAAAGCCGGAAGAAGACCCGAAACCTGAAGCTGATCCAAAGCCGGAAGCTGATCCAAAGCCGGAAGCTGATCCTGTAGTAGAGGATACAGACGAGCAACGCTTCAAAGTCCTTCAGGGCAAATACAATAAAGAGGTACCACGATTACACCGCCAGCTCCGCGATGCCAACACCGCGAACTCGCAGTTGCAATCACGTGTTGCCTCATTGGAAGCGTCCATCAAGGACCTCCAGAAAGCTCCGGAACCCGAAACCCCTGCACTCTCGCAGGAAGAAATCGACCAGTTCGGCCCGGATTTGATCGACATTATTCGTCGTGTCGCAAAGAATGAAACAGGTGTTGTCTTAGATAAGAAGCTGAAGCCTGTTCAGGACAGTGTGAAACACGTGGAAGAAACAGTTGCATCTACCAAGGAAGATCAGGTAGTATCAGCTCGTAGGCAGATGCTTGCCGACCTCGCGACCGCCGTACCCGGATGGGAAAAGCAGAATGAGGACGAGGAGTTTCTGGATTGGCTTGAAAACAAGGACCCGTATTCGGGCAAGCTGAGATCAGAACTTTTAGCAGTTGCTTACCGGGACAATGATGGGGAAAGTCTCATCAATTTGTTCCAAGGCTTTCAGAAGGAAAACGTCGTCGTAAATCCTGATGACCAGCAACCGACAGACTCCGCAGAGGAAACACCAGCGGAACCACCTGACGGACTTAGTGAGCTGGTGGCCCCCGGAACGCCTAAAACCGGGTCGACAGGCGCTCAGAACGAAAGCGGAAAGAGGATGTGGAATCAGAAAGAGATCACTGAGTTCTATGCCTATAAGAATGAATTCATCAAGAAGAACCCTGAAAAGGAACTTCCTGAGAAAGTCGTCTTACTGGAACAGGACTTATTTGCCGCTCAGCATGAAGGCCGCATCAAATAAACTTTACTTTTTTCGTTTTGAGGAGAATTTACAATGACATTTCCAGTAGCTACACCCTATTCCGGCGCAACCCCGAACCCGGCTTACTCAGGAACTTTTATCCCTGAAGTCTGGTCTGGCAAGCTGGTAGAGAAGTTTTACAAGGCCACCGTTCTTGGCGCTGTCGCTAACACCGACTATGAAGGCGAGATCAAGAATTACGGTGATAAGGTCCAGATTCGCTCGCGTCCTGACGTGACGATCGCCGACTACAGTGCGGATCAAGAGCTTGCGGTCACCCGTCCTTCTGTTGCTAAGCAGACCATGAACATCGACAAGGGTAAGTACTTCAACCTTGCGCTCGATGACGTCATGGAAGTTCAGTCTGATATCGACCAGCTGTCGATTTGGGCCGAAGATGCTGCTGAGCAGATGAAGATCAACATTGACAACGATGTACTGAATACCGGTCTTGTCGGTAACAGTGCAGCTGCCAATATGGGTCTGACGGCTGGCGCAATCTCCAGTTCGTATCGCCTCGGCACCGCTGCCGCTCCTGCCTACATCAATAAGGTAGCTGCTGGTACTGGCGCTGGTGATTCCGCTTCCAATGATCGTGCTGTAATCGACTTCATCGTTGATACCGGTTCGGTTCTTGATGAGCAGAATATCCCTGAGTCTGGTCGCTGGATGGTTATCCCTGCGTGGGTAGCTGGCTTGATCAAGCAGTCCGACCTCAAGGATGCGTCTCTGTCCGGTGATGGCACGTCCATCCTCCGCAACGGTCGCCTCGGTATGATCGATCGGTTTACGATTTACATCAGCAACGTCTTGACCGCTGATGCAACGTACACCAGTTCCTACCCGGTCCTGTTCGGTACGAAGGCTGGCTTCAGCTTCGCATCGCAGGTAACCAAGCTGGAAACGATCCGCTCTGAGCGCACGTTCTCGAACTTGCTCCGTGGCCTTCAGGTCTACGGCTACAAGGTTGTGAACAGTGTTGCACTGGGAACGGCTTACGCACGTCGAGGCTAATAACCTCGGGTAACCCCTGAACCAGCCCCCGGTTGCAATTGTGTAGCCGGGGGCTTTTCCCGAGGAGAGAGTTGTGGCTAAGTCCTACCAAGATGTAATTTCAGAAGCACGAGTCCTGTTGCAAGACACGGACAGCGACAGCTACCGAAACACTGAAACCAACCTGCTCGCGATGCTGAATCGCGGCCTCCAAGCACTTGCCCGTATCCGGCCTGATGCTTGCTACGATCTCTACTCCGCCAACTCGCTGGAAGTCCCCGAGCTGGTAGAATCAAGTCCCGGTGCCGGGCAAACTATTTATACCGCTGATTTTGGGCTTGAGATGCAGTTCTTTAATGCACTCGTCCACTACGTCACCGGTATGGCAGAAATCGTCGATGACGAGTACACTGAGGACGGTCGAGCTGCAATGCTGCTCAACCAATTCAAGATGAACGTACTGGGAATGTAAATGGCTACTGAATACACCGAATCGATCGAGAATGTACTGAAGGACACCATCCCCCAATTACCGGGAGCTATTCGCTCGGTTGTTGCTCGCGAGTGCCGACTGGCTATGCGAGAGTTCTTCGAGAAATCCCTCGCTTGGATTGTGACTGTCGAGAACGTCGCGATCCCCGATGGTGATTCAGCCATCCAGATTACGGACTCCGATGATAATACTGAAGTGATTGCGATCATGGACGTGAAGATCGGTAACGCCACTGACGGCTACACCACGCTCCAGCCACTTGGCGGAGTCCCTGACAAGATCGAAGGATCAGAGAGCCGGTCCTATGGCTGGTACGTTACATCCAACCCTGACGAGCTGAAGCTCCACCCCTATAACGAAGGTGTCAGCGGCGATGACCTGCGAGTTACTGTCGGCCTGATACCGGCGTTTGATACGTCACTGACGGAGACCGACCTGCCCCGCCAGATCACTCTCAAATTCTACGATGCGATCCTGAATGGAACGTTGTCGAGGATGTACATGCATCCTTCCAAACCCTATTCCCAACCGATGTTGGGGACACAGTTACGCCATAACTTTTTGCGTCAGATCGGTTACTATGCTGCACAGCGCAAGAAAGGATTCAACAACTCGCAGAACTGGAGTTTCCCGAAAGGCTGGACCACACGACTGAGGCAGCGATATGGCTGATAACATCTTATTTGCAAACAACGCCAGCGCATTACTCGCGGCTACAATCTCCAGTTCGGATACGACTATCCAGCTGGCGTCTGGCTTTGGTGTAAACTTCCCTTCACCTACGGGGAACCAATACTTTGACATGACGTTGGAAGACGACGCTGGCAATATCGAGATCGTGAAGATCACCGGTAGGTCTGGCGACAACCTGACGATGGACTCCGTTGCCGATCGTGCGCAAGACGGTACGACTGCACAGGCGTTCACGCTTAACGTCACTCGATGCGAGCTTCGACTCGTTGCTATTGTCGTGGAAGAATTCCTCCAGAAGAACGGCGGAGCGATGACCGGCGACATCGACATGAATACAAACAGCATCACTGACGCTGTACTCGATGGTGCAAGCACTCAGATTACAGCTGGTGAGATCGTCAACGTACCGCTACGCGGTCTGGCTGGCACTGCTACAAATGAGATCGCTGTCCCAACTAACGGCACGTCACGTGCTACAGCTGGCGGCGCTGCACTCCTCGCCCAAGGCGATGACATCGTTGCTGAGTTGGATACGGCTGGTGTGATCATCCTCGACAGCGCCACGGTAGGTGTACGAATCCCTGCGAGTGCGTATCTACGTGTTGAGGGATCGACCTCCGGCCATTACTTCGAGATTACCCACGACGACACAGACGTGAACATCGGGCTTGGCACCGTTACGGAGATCAACATCCCCGGCACGATCAACCTGACCGGTGACCTGAAGCTGAATGAGAACGAGCTGTCGGACGTACAGATTGTTGACTTCGGAATTAAGGAGCAGTCTGTAACAGCGTTGGCAACAACCGACCTCGATTACTCGCTTGGTTCTTATGTAAACCTCGACCTCGACGTGAACATTACCTCACTCACGTTTAGTAACCTTCCTAGTGTTGGAGTTTTGACGTTCCGCTTGAAGGTCACCCAGAACGCTGGTGGAGAGACAATCACATGGCCCGCTTCGTTCAAGTGGCCGAGCGCGGGTACCGAACCGACATTGAGTACCGGAGCTGGTGAAATTGATTTCGTCGACATCTGGTCTGATGACGGAGGTACGACATGGTATGGCGCTTATAACGTCGACTGGCAGACGCCGTAATGTGGCCTTTCGCTGGAATCATAACCGCTCCTAGCTTCGAGCTTCTTATGCCGGGGCAGGATTCCCCGTACAGCATCTCGAAGTTCGGTAGTGGTGTTGTGTACGCTGGCATCCGACTCAACAGTGACGGCTCCATCGACATCCGAGGGAGTGGTTCCGGCACGTATACAGAAATTCTCAGCCCGGCAAACACATGGATTCACGAAGATGCTCGCGGCGCTTTCGACATCCTCGATTACGAGTGGTACTGCAACCAGATTTCGGGGGATACCATATCCGGTGATGTCCATGCAGGTGCGTGGGTAAGTTTTGGCACAACCCCGAATCCCAAATGGTCTGTTATCGCGTCCGGATTGTTTGACTCGAAGTCTGCCCGGCTGATTGTTGGTGTACGTTTAGCCGCCAACCCCGGTGCCACAACGAAATCCGGAACCATCGATCTCGACGCTCAGGAGTTCGGACTCTAATGGCTGGCATCAAACTTGAAATCTTCCAAGGACTGATACCGCGAGCGAGTAATCGGCTCCTGCCCCCCATGGCAGCTACCGAGTCCAAGAATACCAAACTCCTGAATGGAGAGGTTCGAGGCTTCCGTGCGCTGCGTGAGGAGGCCGATTTCTCCAGTGGTTCTGTAACACCTGTCAGGTCTGCATTCCGGGTCGTTGATAACGATGGCGTGCTCGCCGACACATGGCTCACATTTGATAGCCAAGACGTAGACGTCGTGCGTTCCCCTATCGTTAATGATGGATTTGATCGGTACTACTGGGCTGGCGATGCCACCCCGAAAATGAACTCATACGCACGTATAGAAAACGGCGATGACCCGTATTTGCTTGGCGTCCCCGCACCCGTGAACGCCCCGAGTGTGACGCCCCCTGCTGGCTCAGACGAGACGCGGGCTTATGTCTACACGTTCGTAACACAGTTTGGAGAAGAAGGCCCACCGTCGCCCCCAGTGGTTGTCAGTGGTAACGCAGGCACATGGGCGCTTACCGGCATGGATACCACTATCCCTGATGAAGCGAGTAGAGCGTTCGATGTCGGCGAAGGAGCCGTGGTTAAGGTTTACCGAACTGTAACAGGTGGATCAAGCTCGAACTTCTATTACGTCGATGAAATCTCTTGGGACACTCACGACGGCACCTACGATGATTCGGAGGCGACGAGTGACGTCGCGGCCAACAATCTTCTGGAGTCGACCAACTGGTCACCCCCGCCAACTGATCTCGACGGCTTCATCGTGATGCCGAACGGCTACCTTGTTGGATGGGTCGGACGTCGACTGGTCTTTAGTGAGCAGTACCGACCACATGCATTCCCCGCCGCTTACGAACTCTCGACTGAGTTCCCGATCGTCGGACTTGTTGTCTGGGGTTCCACACTGGTGATTGGAACCAAGTCACAACCGTACTTCGGTCAGGGCGTCAGTCCCGCTGCGTTCACTCTACGGAAACTGGATGCTGTAGAGCCGTGCCTATCCCGTCAGGGGATGGTTGCGACAACTGCTGGCGCTTACTACCCATCGATCAACGGACTGATCCTCGCTAACTCAAGCGGGGCACAGGTGATCACACAGGACATTCTTACGAAAGAAGAATGGGAAGATTACCTCCCTTCATCTCTTTTCGCTGCCCAGTTGGGCCTTCAGTACATTGCATTCAATAGCGCGACGACTGGCTTCATCTTCAACCCGACAGAGCCTCAGACGAAGCTCATTGAGCTTGAGGGCTTCTCCGGCGTCGATGGTGTCGAGACTGACAAGTATTCCGGTAACGTGCTTCTCCTGATCGATGACCGAGCGTGGGAGTGGGACCCAACCGGTTCGGAGCGTCTGTCATGGCGCTGGCAGTCGAAACTTATTCAAACCCCCGAGCCGATGAACTTTGGCGCATTCCGGGTCAACTTCAATGTCGGCGACGAGGACATTAGCGGCGACATCACTGGCTATTACGGTGTATACAATACTTCATTGTTCGCAGCGGTGCCCTCTGGAACTGCGGGCCAAACCGAGCAGCGGGGACTAAGTACCTTGAATGGCGGTGCCCTTGGCGGAAGCCCTGCTCAGGCAGATGGTCTTGTCGCTGACTGGTCTGAACCCGAGACCCGACAACCCCTCGGCGGGTCCTTGATGTACCCTGAAACATTCATGAGCTTCCAGACCCTTGCCGTGCGCGTACAGGTAAAGGTTGGACCGGACGGCGAGATCAAGTACGATAAGGTCATATATGACGAGGAAATTTATCGGCTCCCAACCGGGTTCAAATCGGACCTCTGGCAATTCAACTTTACAGGGAATACTGACCTCTACTCGTTCCAAGTAGCGACCACTCCACGTGCTCTGAAGGAGGTCTAGTGGCCCAGATAATCCTCGGACCTAGCCGAGCGTACCCGAACATCCCCTCAATCGGTGATGATGTTCAGTCGCACTCAGCTGCGCTTAACGCGATCATTGAATCGTTACAGATTCACGAGCGTCGTACTAACGATGTCCTCGAAAGTTTCGTGCGGGTGGGTGAATTGGAAACGCTTGGCATCGTGTCGATCGACGGTAACGTTGTCAGTGATGTCGCCACCGAGGAATCGACCACTCATCACCATGACTCGACTTACCTACGTCTGGATGGAACCAACGATCCTGTAACAGGGTCGGTGAGTTTCTCGGGCGGACTCTCTGCCACTGGCCTGACCGCTGGCGGCGTGATTGATATGTCTGGAGCTACGTCGCTCGACATCAGCGGTAACGCGATCGATGCAACAGGGTCATCCATTACCGGTGCCGTATCTGCGACAGGTGCTTGGACATTTACCAGCACGACCACGTTCAGAAATGACGCGGGCATCACGATTGAGAGCGGTGATGGCGTTGAGAGCTTCTCTATCCTGTTCGACTACGCTGTCGGTGACTACTACGGCGTACAGAT